GAGGGGGTAATAGGCAGGGGAGAAGATTTTTTTTTTTTTTTTTTTTTTTTTTGGGGGGGCTCCCAATTGGGAGCCAGATATTTATCGCCCATGAGGCGCCGGCAAAGCCGGTGCGCTGTCGCGCTACTCTCATCCCCTGCCTATTACCCCCTGGCAGGATCGCGCGAGAGTCTTGGCCACCTCCGGCGGCCGCACCTACCTCCCCACATCACTGCGGGGCACCCACCTGACGCGGTCAGGTCCCACCTGCCAACCACCGCGGGCAGTTGGCGATTGCTCATGTTGCCACACTAACGTCCGTGCATCGGCAAAGGATTCGCCAATTGCACACGGTGGCGCTCACCCACGGTGGTCGCGGACTGCGAAACAGCCCGCGTCCATGGGGGCACGGTGGGTCCCAGCGGGAACCCATAGTCCATGTGCAACATCTTCGTCATGGCCGGATCCAACACACTGCACCCCGGCTGTATGCCGGCTATGACAGTGATAATGGAATCCAGCTCCACGTTACTGAGCTGGTAACGATTGATGATGGCCTCAGTGACATCGCACGCGGGCGCGTCGCCTAAATCATCAGTGATCAACTTCTCGTCTCTATCCACCGCAGGAGCGCTCTTGTCGTTGAACCGGTGGCGCAACTCATCGAGCACGGCGTGGCGCGGCTCGTGGCACAACCCATTCACGATCTGCGATGCAGACCGGGTCATGAGCCGCACCGGGTCGCTCAGCGCCACGGCGTACTGCGTAGGGTCGAGGCCGAAAGCGGCTGCGGTGACCACACCCTTCCTGGAGAAGATATTCCTCAGGTAGGCAGTCGGCATAGTCACTGCAACATCGTTTCGAGGGTCGTAAAACGACTTGAGGAACTCCATGAGTTCGGGGACAAACTCGCCAGCGCGCTCGCAAGGCTGCACAGTGACGGAGTACCCGACCTCCGCGCACGCCGCCCTAAGCAGCAAGCTGATGTCGCCATCCAGTTCGTCCGTCGCGTCGGCGAGGCAGCGAGCCATGTGCAGGCCACACATCATCACAACGAGCGAGTTGAGGATGGTGGTGTTGCAAGACCCACTACCGAGAAAAGGGCGGTTGTCCCCATGCGGCGAAATCATGAAGGCTTCCCCCTCATTCCCGGGGTTCTGCGCCAGAAAGGGTAAACCCGCCTGCTTGATGAGGGCATCCGCCCCATCCTCGTCTAGCTGGCTGTACGCAATGTGGAGAAGCAAGAACGCAAACTCGTAATGCGACGCATCACAGCTGGAGATGTCCCCATTCACCGTGAACGCGCGTCCGCGTCGGTTCCCACTCAATATCCAGTCATCGCTATGGCCTGCCATGAAGAGGGTGTCGGGCTGCTCCCGTGCGGCGGCAGCCAGTCGGAAGACATCCCGGCGCGTCTCAGGATCAGGATGCAGCGCCAGGTATATCAGGACTGTCATGTCGCCGACGTGGAAAGTATGGAGACCCTCAAGCAAGGCCTTGGTCTGCCCCGCGAGCCAGGGCGCCGCAGCTGCACCCGCTTTGTACGGCGTAAACAGCCGTGCGGGCTTGCTTGTGGTGCCGGTCGTCTTGGCCCCTTCCTTCTTGATCTTCACGAACCCCTTTTCAATCACCGTCCCTCCAGCGTCATGAACCCATATGCCTTGTATCAGGCGTTCCCGCTCTTTCCGCTTGGGGTCTGGCAGCT